ATGCGCGCATTTCCATGGGAATGGTCGTGCGGGGTTTTTCTTTGCCCGCTGAACCGCGGCAACTACAAGCGCTTACGCGCGCGCGTACATACTGCCGCCCATCATCCACGGGAGCAGAACCATGTACCACATTGACAAAATCGTTATTCATTGCGCCGCCAGTACTAACGGGCAGGCGCTCGGAAGCAGCAAACAAAGCGCGGCGCAGGTTATTGACGGCTGGCACGCCAAGCGCGGATTCCGTCGTTTGGACTACAACATCAGCAAATATAACGGCGAATTGCGCCACATCGGCTACCACTATGTGATTGATGCCGACGGCACGGTGGAGCCGGGACGGCACGAACTGGAAATGGGCGCGCACGTCAAAGGGCACAACGCGCACAGCATCGGTATTTGCATGGTCGGCACCGACCATTTCACGGCGGCGCAATGGGAGGCGCTTGCCGCCTTGGTGCGTGAACTCAAAGAACGCTACCCGCAGGCGCACATTTGCGGCCACCGTGACCTCTCCCCCGACATTGACGGCGATGGCACAGTAGAGCCACACGAGTGGCTGAAAATCTGCCCCGGCTTTACTGTCGCTGACTGGTTGGCGGGCGGCATGGCACCGCTCCCCGGCCATATCTACGAGGCGCGTCATGATTAAGGCCTACGAACTGGTGAGCAACGCCGATGGACGCCTCTCCACCACCGCCACCATCCAGTTTGCGGGGTTTGTGGTGTTGTCGTTTGTACTGCTGATAGCGGTCATGCTCGACCGCGAATCAGCGAGTGAGCTGTATATCGCCTACGCCGCCTACTGCGGCGGCCTCACCATGAGCAAGGGGGCGGTTACCGCCTACCGCGCGCGCTACGAAGGAGAAAAAGAATGAACCGGCAAAATATACAAGACGCCAAACTATACCGCTTCGCAGGGCATTCGGACGACGTCTTTGGCGAAGAAGAAACCGGCTTTTATTGCGGCGGCTATTTCGGCGAAGAATCCCGCTTTAGCTTGCGCCGACCCAATGGCGAAGGCGTACTGATTACCGGGCAATACCGTGAAAACGGCTGCTGGCACATTGGTGTGTCGTTACTGGATGATTCCCGCCCATTGACGCTGATGGATGGCTGGCAATTCAGCCTGATTCCTGCCTTGTATGCCAATAAGCTGCTGGTATTTGCGCCTACGGATGCCGAATTAACCTGCCTGGATAACGAGGAAGAAAGCCATGATTAACCTCATCCTCACCCTGCTTGGCCTCTGTGGTTTGCTGGGCGCACTGCTGTGGCTGGCGCTGGGACGCGCCAAACGCCTGCAAAGCAAGCTGGCGGACGCCGAGCACACCATTGCCGCGCAAAGCCGCGTGCTGGAGGCGGCACGCGAACGTGCCGAAATCGACTACCACGTCGAACGCCTCGATGAGGCGGCGGTTATCGGCGAGCTACAAAAGCAGGGAGATTTGCGTGATTAAAACTGTCGTTAAAACCGCGTTAATGGCCCTGTTACTCACCGCCTGCGCGCGACCGCCTATCGTCATTGACAGCGGTTGCCACGCCTACCGCGTCATCCGCCCCTCGCGTGCCGATACCACGGAAACCCTGCGGCAGGTGCTCTCGCATAACCAGACATGGCGCGCGCGCTGCATGGGACGTCGTCCATGACCGAGCAAATGCTCTATGGCGCCTTGCTGACGCTGCTCTCCGGCGTGCTTTGGTATTGGGTGCGCGGCGTGGATGAGCGCGGCAAGGAAAACAAGCGCGCCATCGAAGACGTCAAGGAGCGCTACCAGCGGCGCGATGATGCCGGCAAGGATTACCAAAGCCTCTACCACCTGATGCAAGACGTCAGGGCACAAGTGGAAAAAATAAACGACAAACTGGACAGGAAAGCAGACAAATCATGACGCAAATTATTACTGACCCGCGATCCGCAGAAAGCGAAACGGCAGAAATGCTGCGCCTGATGCGTGACATTCACGCGCAAAACAGCCGCTTGCTGGAGCGCCTCGACAAACTGGAACGTGAACAAGGGCGGCGAGCAGCCGTCGTCGGATTTTCCGGCGGCATGGTGGGCGGCGGCATCGTCCACCTGGGCATTGAATTTATCCGCGCCAAATTCGGAGGGTAAGCCGTGGCGCATGAGCAGAGCACCCGCGCCGAGTTGCGCCGCCTCTACGTCTTTGAGCGTCTAAGTCTCGAAAGAGCAGCCGAGCTATGCAAGGTCAGCGTTGCCACCGCGCGCCGTTGGAAGGCGAGCGCGGAAAAGGCAGGCGACGACTGGGAGCGCGTGCGCGCCGCGCACACGATGGCAGGCGGCAGCCTCGAAGACATCGCGCGCCAACTGCTCACCGACTTGGTGCTGCAATTCAAAGCGACGATGGATGAGCTTGGCAACGTGAAGATTGACGCCGCCGAACGGGTGGCACTGCTCACCTCGCTCTCTGACAGCTACAACAAGGCAATATCCGCCAACCGTAAGCTGCTGCCGGAAACCTCACGTTTGGCGACCGCACTGGAAGTGATTAACCGCCTAGCCGATTACCTCAAACTGAAGCGACCCGACCTGCTCGGCGGCTTTTTGGAAGTGCTGGAAGACTTCGGCGCGGAGCTGGAACGGGAGCTTAAATGAAAAGCAAGGATTTCCTGAAGGATTTGGCGGCGCTCTCCGCCACCCTGCGCGCCAATATTGAAGCACACTATGCCGGCTGGGACGACTCTGCAAGCGCTATCGCCGCCCGCATCCAAGCGGTCAATGACCCGGTCAGCGGCTTTGAGTATTTTGTTGCCAACTATTTCCCGCACTACGTCCGCCATCCGGAAAAGAGCGACCTGCACCGCTATCTTTTCGAGCGGCTACCACGCATCCTCGCCTCGCCAAGCAGCGAGCTGGACGCCATTGCTGCGCCACGGGGCGAGGCAAAATCCACCATCGTGACCCAGCTCTATACCCTCTACTGCATTATCACCGGCCGCAAGCGCTACATCCTGCTGGTGATGGAAAGCATCGACCAAGCCTATCCGATGCTGGAAGCCATCAAAACCGAGCTTTCCGCCAATCCACGCCTTGCCATTGATTTCCCCAACGTGGCGGGCGGCGGCCGCGTGTGGCAGGCGGGCACCATCGTCACCGGCAACAATATCAAGGTGCAAGTGGCAGGCAGCGGTAAAAAGCTGCGCGGCCTGCGCCACGGCGCCTATCGTCCCGATTTGGTGATATTGGACGACCTCGAAAACGACGAGCAGGTACAGAGCCCGACGCAGCGCGACAAGCTGCACGGCTGGCTGAAGCGTACCGTGTTGCCGCTCGGTGCGGCGGGCGAAAAAATGGACGTGGTCTATATCGGCACCATTCTCCATTACGACAGCGTGCTGGCGCGCACCCTTGCCAACAGCGGCTGGACGACAGCACGCTTTAGGGCGGTCATCCGCTGGCCGGACAACATGGCACTGTGGGACGAATGGGAGGCGCGCTACCAAAGCAATAAAGACGCTGCCGAACGCTACTACGCCGAGCATCGCGCCGCAATGGACAAAGGTGCGGTGGTGAGCTGGTCGGCGCGCCCCATCCTTGAGCTGATGAAGCTGCGCGCGCGCGATGGCCATGCCGCCTTTGACAGCGAATATCAGAACGACCCGGTCTCCGGCGAGGACGCGCCCTTTGCCAATGCCCTGCAATACTGGGGGACACTACCGCCTGACCTGCTGTGGTTTGGCGCGGTTGACCCCTCACTCGGACGCCTGGGAGCTTCGCGCGACCCCTCTGCCATCCTGGTCGGTGGTTATGAGCGGACAAGCGGCAAGCTCTACGTGGTCGAGGCGCAAATCAAGAAGCGCCTGCCCGACCGCATCATTGAGGACGTCATCGCCCTGCACCAGCGCTACCACTGCCAAGTGTGGTTTGTCGAGGCGGTACAGTTTCAGGAATTTTTGCGCACCGAACTGATTAAACGCAGCGCGGCGCGTGGCATCCCGGTACCGGCGCGCGCGGTTACCCCGCACAGCGACAAAGCGTTGCGCATTGAGAGCCTGCAACCGCACATTGCCAACGGCCTCATCCTGCTGCAGCAAGAGCAGGCAACGCTGATTGACCAGCTGCGCCACTACCCCAAAGCCGACCATGACGATGGGCCGGATGCGCTGCACATGCTGTGGGCAGGTGCGGTGGCAAGCGGCGGCAGCGCGCAAGGCATGCGCCCGGTGCAAATCCCCGAACCCACCCTGTAAGGAGTAAGCATGTTTGGTCTTGGTAAAAAAACGAAAATTGACCTGAAAGCGCTGGTAACCGACACCGGGCTGGCGCTCTCACAATTTGCCGACAACTCGACCGCCGACAGCCTGCTCGCCGATCTGGGGCTGACGCGGATGGAACTCCTCAAAGTCACCAGCCTTGATGACGAGTTTGAGAGCTGCCGCGAGGACATCCGTGCGGCGATGCTTGCCAAGAACTGGCGCATCTGGGGTGAGGACGTGGCAGAGGAAACCATCAACCGTCTCTACAAAAACCTGCGCGGCCACATGGCTGTCCTGGCCGATTTGGCCATCAATGCCCGCCTGGGCGGCTATGCGGTGGCCGAATACGTCTGGCGGCGGGACTCTGACGGTCTGTGGTTACTCGACCGCATTGCCAACAAAAGCGGTGAGCTCGACAACTACGAACCCAAAGCGGACGGTACCCTGCTCTACAAAGGCGCCGGCGCGGATGAAACCGTCAACCGCGAGGTCAAATTCCTGCTGCTCACCAGCCGCGCCGACAGCAAAAACGTCAAGGGCGACCCGCTGGCCATCCGTGCTTACCCGGCGGTACAGCTGCGCAAAAAAGGCTTGCCCTACGCGCTGCAATTCATTCGCCGCTACGCGCAGCCCTATGTGGTTGCCAAACAAAGTGGCTTTGGTGCGACGGTGGAGGAATTTGCCAACAAAATATTCAGCTTCCTCTCCGGCGGCGGCATCGTCATCGGCAAGGACGACGAAATCGCCCTGCACAAACTGGACAGCGACGGCCAGGCCTTTGCCCGCATTGAGCGGCTGGCCAACGCGCGCATCCAGAAACTGCTGCTGGGAA